AAAGGGAACTGCTAAGGGAAAAACAGGGGCAAAAGTGACTGCCAAAGATCGAGCAACTTTGCAAAAGAAATCCGATGATTTTAATGATAAATACAAAAAGAAATTAGGATACGGAGTTACTGTGGGGAGTTTAGCTAGTGTTTATCAAAGAGGACTAGGAGCGTTTAATACAAGCCATTCGCCTAATGTTAAATCTGCATCTCAATGGGGATTTGCTAGGGTAAATGCGTATTTATATTTGATAAAGAATGGAAGACCACAGAATCCTAAGTACACACAAGATTATGATCTATTACCAAAAGGACATCCAAAATCTAGCAAATAATGAAGTACCCAATACCTAGAGGAAATAAAAGAGCGTGTTTGTGCAGAGATGGGGAAACGTATTCGATTGAATGTTGTGAGGAAGATTATTTCTCACAAGGTATCGGAAATATTACAGCATCATTTGTTGATGGAGTATTGCAAGATTCGGATGGAACTATTGTTCAAACAGATACTTCTCAATCTTTAGGATCGACAAATACAGATCCATTACCTGAGGCAGGTTTAGGAGTAAGCGATGTAACGAATGAAGATACTGAAAGAAGTTTCACAAATTCTACTGATAGCACAGGTGATGATCAGGGAGATCACGGATTACCTACAACAACAACCACTACAACAACTACCACTACGACAACATTGCCTGTATTTGATTGTACGGATGCAGTATTTTCAATGACTGATGGCAATTCGAGTGAATCAACATCAGGACAAGGATCGGTTACATTAGGAACTATTAATTCAATAAGTCCATCAACGTACAGTACAGGATCAGCGACATATACTGCAACGATAACCGTTCCCTCAGGATATAGCAATTCAGGATTAACAATTGATTGTACAGATACTGCAACAGGATTAGTTGCATTTACTTGTACGGATGCTAATTTTGTAATGGCTAATGGAAATGCAAACGATTCAACAAGTGGACAAGGAACTGTTAGTTTAGGTACTATAACTAATATTTCTCCTAGCGTATATGGTCAAGGCACAAATACTTATACCGCAACAATAACAGTACCGAGTGGATACTCTAATTCAGGGCAATCTATTAATTGTACAGATGATGCTTTTGGAGAATTGTTCGGATGGTTTGCAAATGCTGCAAGTGAATATGATGGATTTTCCACAAGATCAGATGCCTGCTCAGGAGTTTTTGCAGATACCACTAGCGTTAGAATACATTTTAAAACAGGAGGAGGGAGCATACAATACCCAACAACGACACAAGATATTATTGACGCATCTATTGGAGGAACAGGAACTACATTATTAATGTTTGCTGATGATGGATTTGGATCACCACACACAAGTAAAATAAGAGGAGGTGTTACATTCTTTGGGTTAGTTTATAAAGATGTAGACGATCAAAACGTAAGTACAGATCCTCAATTAACTTTAAATGTTTATGGCTCTTCAAGTGATGTACCTCCATATAGTGCGGAGGGAACTTTTGACTTCGTGCAAACTTGTTCTCCTTAAAAATGCAAAAAAAATAACCCTAAACGTAATACTAATATGAAAAAAGCTAAAGATATGTTAAACGAGATTAAAAGCCTTTTAGGGGTTGAATTATCGGAGGAGCAAGAAATTGTTCTAGCGAAGTTAAACCTCGAAAATGGCACTGTATTAGAGTCGGAAGATTTCAATACGGGGAGCGAAGTATTTATTCTCACAGAGGACGAATCAGTCGCATTACCTGTGGGTGAGTACAAACTCGAGGATGGCAGAATCTTAGAAGTTACTGAGGAAGGCGTAATTGCTGAAATCAAAGCTGAAAAAGAGGAAGAGGAATCCGAAGAGGAGAAACCAGAAGAAAAAGAAGAAATGGGTTACGCAACTAAAGAAGAGTTGGGCGAAGTTATTTCAATGGTTGAGGAGATCAAAGCAATGATCGAAAAAATGGGAGACTATAAAGAAAAAGAAGAGGAGAAAATGAGCGAAGAGATTGAGGAACTTAAAGAGGAACTTTCTCAAGCTGCTGCTGAACCTTTGGCACATAGTCCTGAAAAAGAAACTGAGACAAAATTTAATCTGTATTCTCAGAACAGACCGACAAATACTACGGATTTAGTATTGCAAAGAATTGCTAACATAAAAAGAAAATAAAAAATGGCAACAACTACATCAATTACAACTACGTATGCAGGGGAATTTGCGGGAGAATACATCTCAGCGGCTCTGTTATCGGGAAGTACAATCGCTAATGGCGGTATCACAGTTAAACCTAATGTAAAGTTTAAAGAGGTTATTAAGAAAGTTGATACTAATGCGATTGTGAAAGACGCTACTTGTGATTTCGATCCTACAAGTACAGTAACATTAACTGAAAGAATTTTACAGCCTGAGTATCAGCAAGTGAACTTACAGTTATGTAAAGCAGATTTCCAATCTGATTGGGAAGCAGTTTCAATGGGACTATCAGCACACCAAAGTTTACCAAGTAATTTCGCAGATTTCTTAATCGGTCACGTTGCAGCAAAAGTTGCACAAAGAACTGAGCAGTCAATTTGGGGAGGTGCTACATCTAACAACGGGCAATTTGATGGATTTTCTACTACATTAGCTGCTGATGCTGATCTGCCTGCAGGTCAAGAAGTAGCGGGTACTACTGTAACATCTGCTAACGTAATTACTGAATTAGGCAAAATTGCTGATGCAGTGCCTAGCACACTATATGGAAGTGAGGATCTTTACATATATGTATCTCAGAACATTGCTAGAGCGTATGTGAGAGCATTAGGCGGATTTGGTGCATCAGGATTAGGTGCAGCGGGTACAAATGATATGGGAACACAATGGTGGAACAATGGATCACTTAGTTTCGATGGAATCAAATTATTTGTTGCTAATGGTTTAGGAGATGACGTAGCGGTAGCTGCAGAGAAATCTAACCTATACTTTGGCACAGGCTTGCTAGCAGACCACAACGAAGTGAAGTTATTAGATATGGCTGACTTAGATGGATCTCAAAATGTAAGAGTCGTAATGAGATTTACTGCAGGAGTTCAGTATGGTATTATCGACGAGATAGTAACTTACGGAATCACAAACTCTGCTAACTAATAAATAGAATTTTAATCTAAAGGGGTGGGTAAGCCGAAAAGCCTACCTACCCTTTTTTAATACCTTATAATATGGCTTGCGATTTAACTAAAGGGCGTAAAGAGGCTTGTTTAGATTCTACAGGAGGCATCAAAACAGTTTATTTTATAGACTATGGGGATTTAGGTACGATCACCAAAACTGATGACGAAATTACGGATTTAGATGGGACTTTTGTCGCTTATAAATATGAACTAAAGGGTGGGAATTCTTTTGAGACCACAATCAATAGTTCAAGAGAAAATGGTACGACATTCTTTGAGCAATCTTTAACCATCCAATTAAAAGGATTATCTAAAGAGGATCATAAAGAAATCAGACTAATGGCTTATGGTAGACCACATATTTGTGTTGTTGACTATAATGATAATGCTATGCTAATGGGCGAGGAGCAAGGATGTGACGTTACTGCGGGTACTGTTTCTACGGGAACTGCACTTGGCGACTTCAATGGTTACTCATTAACCTTTACTGCACAGGAAACTAATGCACCTGCGTTTATTGCGTCTCCTACTGTAGCAGATCCATTCGATGGAATGGGTTCGGCTAATGTAACAATAACCGAGGGAACTTAATAAAGTTTTTTCATTTGAGAAGAGGAGGGCATTTCGCCCTCTTTTTTTTGCAATAATAATATTACCTTGCGTTATATTGATATGAAAGTTCTAACAACTAGTTCCTCTGAGCAAACATTTAAAGTAGTACCTAGAGAATATGTAACCTCTACGACACTAGAGATCAGAGATGAAAGTCTAAATACAAGTGCGACATATAGCACAACCAATACAATTGATGGGGATTTTTTAGATATTCCTGTTACAGTATCTTTGGATGAAGGGAAGTTTTATGAAATGACTCTTAAAAAAACAGATGGGACTATAATTTATAGAGATAAAATATTTTGCACGGATCAGGGAATCGACCAATCTCAGGATGAAACCTATTCGGTTAATGACAGTATCTACACAAGTGATACAAGCTACGATGACGAATTTGTAATTATATGAAAGACATAAGCATAGTAAATTTAAGCAGTTACTCAACTCCTAAGGTACACGAGTACAGAAACAAGGATTGGGTTTCATACGGTGAGGACAATGACTATTATAGTTATTTGATAGATCGATATAATGGAAGTCCTACGAATAATGCTATTATCAATGGAGTAAGCGATATGATCTATGGAAAGGGATTAGATGCTACGGATAGTAACAGAAAGCCTGAGGAATATGCTAAAATGAAATCTTTATTTACGAAAGAGTGTGTGCGTAAGTTAGTTTATGATCTAAAACTAATGGGACAATGTTCGATGCAAGTTATATATTCAAAAGACAGAAAAAGTGTAGCACAAGTAGAACATTTTCCAATAGAAACCCTAAGAGCAGAGAAAGCTGATGATAAAGGAAATTGCAATGCGTATTATTACCATTCGGATTGGAGTAAAATAAAACCAAGTGACCAGCCTAAAAGAATACCTGCATTTGGTAAATCTAGCGAGAGTATTGAGATATTTGTAGTAAAACCTTACAGAGCAGGATATTATTATTTTTCACCTGTGGATTATCAGGGAGGATTACAGTATGCAGAATTAGAGGAGGAAATTGCGAACTATCATATTAACAACATAAAGAATGGTTTAGCACCCTCGATGCTAATAAACTTTAACAATGGAGTGCCTAATGATGAAGAAAGAGAGTTAATTGAGAGAAGGATAAAAGATAAATTCTCAGGAACATCTAATTCAGGCAAATTTATTTTATCATTTAATGACAACTCAGAAAGTTCAGCATCAATAGATCCTGTACAATTATCAGATGCACACGCACAATACGAATTCCTTTCTACGGAATCGTCCAAAAAGATACTCGTTAGTCACAGGATTGTATCACCTATGCTATTTGGTATTAAAGACCAAACGGGATTAGGAAATAATGCAGACGAATTAAAAACCGCTTCGATATTAACAGACAATGTAGTGATCAGACCATTTCAAGATTTACTCATTGATGCTTTTGATGAAGTATTATCTGTGAATGGTATTAGTTTAAATTTATATTTTAAAACACTTCAACCTCTAGAGTTTACTGAAATAGATTCGGACGTAGATAAAGAAACTAAAGAGGAAGAAACAGGGGTAAAAGAAGAACTAAGTAAAGCACCTTTTTTAGAAGATGAAATTGCAGGAGAGTGGTTAGATCATTTAGAAGAATTAGGAGAGGATGAAGACGAGGATTACGAATTAATAGATAGTGAGATCCTAGATAACGAAGAACCTGAGGAGTTTGACGTGGAGGAATATTTAAATGGATTAAAATTATCTGCAAATAAAGATTCGGAAATTGACACTAAATTATTTAAGGTGCGTTATAAGTATGTGAAGGGAACAAAGAAAAAGCCTCAGGGAGATTCTAGATTGTTTTGCTCTCGAATGTTGAGAATTGGAAAGCTATATCGCAAAGAGGATATAATTTCAATGGAGAAAAAAGAAGTAAATAAGAAGCTAGGACATAAAGGAAAAGCATACTCAATTTTTAAGTTTAAAGGTGGCGTAAATTGTTTTCATCGATGGGAGAGAAGAGTCTATAAAAAGAAACTAAAAACTAACGGAGAGCCTTGGGGTGGCGATGCTTTATTTGGCACTAGATTTAAAAACGTAAATCAGGCGGTACGTGAGGGATTAAAATTACCATCACAACCTAAGGAAGTAGCAATCGCACCTGTGGATATGGAGAACAGAGGACATCACCCAAATTATAAAGGATAATGGCAACAGCACTATTTATTAAGAGAGCGGATTTAGTAAGAAGTACAATTTTAGATGGAAACGTAGATACAGACGATTTTATTCATTACGTAAAAGTTGCTCAGGAAATCCACGTAAAGAATTATGTTGGTAGTAAATTATATGATAAGATCTCTGCGGATATAATTGGAGGTTCTCTTAGTGGTGCTTATTTAACCCTAGTAAATGACTATTTACAGGATATGCTGATTAATTTCGCAATGGTCGAATATTTACCATTTGCAGGATATAAGATTAAAAACGGAGGGATCTTTAAAAGATCTGCAGAGAATTCAGAAATACCCTCAAAAAGAGAAATTGATTATTTAGTAACAAAATACCAAGATCGAGCAGAATATTATACAAGACGGATGATTGACTACGTTACATTTAATATAGGCAGTTATCCTGAGTATAACACAAATAATAATGAGGATGTATATCCTGACAAAGATTCTTTATTCCACGGATGGGTGCTTTAAAAAGATACAAACCTAAAAATAAAAATATAGTGAAGTTAAAAAACTATATTAAGAAAAAAGAAAAAGAGAAAAATGGCAAATAGCATAGATTGGGGTAAGATTTATTGCGAAATGATTACTAACAAGGGATTCGGATTAGATGATGACTATACTGTTGGTTTATCGATTCACGATGCTTCTGCACCTGTTTGTTGGGCAGACTCAGGATTGATCCCCGCATTTTCAGCAGATACTACGACAGTAAAAGCTGATTCTACGTTATTTACTGCAGATGCAACACAAAGACCTTAAATAAATAACAAATGGCTAAACAGACAATTAATATTGGGAGTACTGCTAACGATGGCACAGGCGATACTCTTAGAGACGCATTCGACATAGTGAATGATAACTTTAATGAAGTATATGGTAATGATTTTGTGACACACGATCAGTTGGCTGCTAGGTATACAGAATCTAGTGCAGTAACATCCGCTGCTTCGATTACTATCGATACCGAAACTGCAGATATTTTCACGTGGACTGCAGGACATTCTACGACAGTTGATTTTACTAATGTAGAAATTGGAGACACTTGTGCTTTAGTAGTTACAGGGGGAGGATCTTCTTATACGTTGGCATTACAAAATATTAATGGATCAGCAGGGACATTTAATAGATTAGCAGGAACGTATGATGATACGTCAGCAACTAAAAATTTAATCGAGTTTAAATTTATATCTACGTCAGAGGCGTGGTATCAAATCTCACAAATAGCAACATAATGAGTTACGCAATTAATAGAAACGGTACGATAGAAGTTTATCAATCTATTCCTAAAAGATTTAAAGGGGGTCAAAAGGAATATTTAGGAGGGTTTGATCAATTAACCAGAGCAGAGCAGAAGGCAGAAGGGTTGTTTGATGTTGTGATGCCTGATGGTTATAATTCTCAGATCCACGATCTAGGTGAAATTTATTGGGATAGTGCTAATATTCAATTTACATATCCGAAGACTAATAAGACTTGGAGTCAATCGGTTGCTGAATTAAAGGATCAAAAAATTGCAAATCTAAAATCGAATGCAAATAGTAAACTTGCAGAAACTGATTGGTATATTATAAGAAATGCAGATACGGGAGATTCGATACCAAGTGAAATTACAGAAGCTAGGTCAGCGATAAGATCATCGGTTGTAACTAAAGAAGGTGAGATCAATTCAAAGACGACAAAGGCACAAGTAATACAGTACGATATAAGTTTATAATATGGCTTTAAATAAAAAGTTTTTTCCTAAAGTATCAGATGCAGCAGATGTTTTTACACCCTCTGAACACTTTAACACTGTACTCTATACAGGTAACGGAAGTACTCAACGTATAGGAGGGTATATAAATAGAGGTGGGGTATTTAATGGGAGTAGTAGCCATATTGATATAGGAGATGTCATACCTAATACTGATACTGACTATTCTGTATCTACTTGGATTAATATTGATTCAGGATTTACTTCAGGAAATAGAACTATTCTAGGTGCTGCTTCAAGTTCTTCAGGAACGGAGGGTTCTTTTAGATTACAGTTAACTTATGTTTCTGCAAATACATATAAAATAACAATAGCAAGAACAGTAGCTACTTCAGGAACTAATTTCTACTATAGTTCAAGTTGGACTGCTTCGAGTATCAATACAGGACAATGGTATAATATTGTTGCAACTTATAATAGCACAGGTAGAGTTGGTAAAACATATTTAAATGGAGCTGCTGTTGATAGTTCTGCTTTAACTTCGTCGGCATCGGTATCCTCTGTAAACAACGATTTGATAGGTGGTCAAAGGACTAATACAGCTAAATGGCTTGGCAAAATAGACCAATTTAGAATATTTAACAAGGTATTATCTCAACAAGAAGTAACTACTCTATCTAACGAAACTCACGCTTCTACTACTATATCTACTACGGATATTTTTAATGACAATTCAGCTGTTGCTTTATACCAATTAGATGGTAATGCAAATGATACAGGAGGAGTAAGTGGTAAGTTTGGAAGTGCTGCTATATTTAATGGGAGTAGTAGTAGCGTTGGAAATACCTCAATAGATACTGCAACAACAAAAGCAGTTTCTCTTTGGGTTAATGCGGATGATTTTAGTGAACGTTGGCCATTTCAACAGGGAGATGGGCAAGGAGTTGAAAACTATATTAGATTTTATAATACAGATGATATACAAATTAGATGGGGTAATGTAACACAAACTTTTAGTGGATATAGTTCTAATACTTGGTATCATATAGTTGCTCAAACAGATGCTTCAGGAAATGCAAATGTTTGGATTAACGGAGCGGAAGTAGGAACGTCAACTGCTCCAAGTACTTTAACAGTAGACAGCACTAATATAGGTAGAAGAAAAAATGCTACTTCTTGGCAGAATTATTTTAAAGGAAGAATAGATGATGTAAGAATATATTCAGATACTCTTACAGATACAGAAATAGGTTATCTTTATAATAATACAACTAACTCAATACCGACTGATAATCTTACTGCTTTTTATAAATTTAATGGAGATGCAAGAGACGAACAACAATTATACGATGGTACTGCAAGTAACGTAACCTACGCTTATGACGGTACTGCTTCTAACGTAACTTACCAAGAGGCTACAAATTTTTCTCCTGACTTGGTTTGGATAAAGAGTAGGAGCGATGCAAATAACCATTTCTTATATGATACAATAAGAGGCGTATCTAAAGCAATATACATACAAGCAGAACCTGAAATAACAAGAAGCGGAGTTACCTCTTTTAATTCTAATGGGTTTACATTAGGAACGAGTGGTGATATGAATACTAATAACACAACCTACGTAGCTTGGTGTTGGAAAGCAGGAGACCACGATGACAACTTACCACAGATAAACACAGAGGGTACTATAGATAGTGTAGTAAGTGTAAATGCAGAGGCAGGGTTTAGCATTGTTAAGTATACAGGTACAGG